GGTTATCTAAACACCACGTGGATTACAAACCCACAACAACGCATTCAACTGAGGCTATCGCAGAATATGCGGGGAGAGTTTGCTACGACTCTTTTGCTAACCCGCGTCCAGGTGGAACGCAAGCCTACTTAGAGAACATCCTCAAGCAAGGTCATGGTTCGGTTTTGGAGCATTGCGTGTACACTTTCGCATTCGTTGGGTTATCTCGTGTATGCACGCATGAGCTAGTGCGTCATCGCGCGGGGTTCTCGTATTCCCAACGTAGTCAACGCTATTGCGATGAAGGTTGCATGAGTGTTGTTGACCCACTACAAGGTATAGAGATAGGAGATAAACTAAGAGAGGAGATAGAGGAATGCATCAACTGTAGTCGTGAGTTATACGACAAGATATGTTCTCTTCTAGAGAGAGAAGGTTATCAACGCAAGGTGGTAAGGTCAGTTGCTAGATACTTTCTCCCTCAAGGGATCAGTACAGAGATTGTGGTCACAGCTAACGCACGTTCCTGGAGGCACTTCGTGGAAACACGTGGATCACGTCATGCTGATAGGGAAATCAGGTTACTTGCAAACAAAGTCTTGGATAAACTAGTGGAAGACTCCCCAAACCTTTTCGGGGACTACAAGCGTGAACCTTTAGGGGATGGAACATGCGAGATAACAACGGAATGGGAAAAGGTGTAGCACCTTCACTCTTTGCTCATGCGAAGTGGAGGGAAACCCTCTCTAAGCTTGAGGGGGTTTCTTTTTTCCTCAATATATCCGAGTTACCTGAAGGGGTTTTAGTGCTTGCACCATCTGCAAAAGCCGAGAGGTTTTTCAAGACTCATGGAATACGTTGCCTGGAGGTTGAAGACTACGACAACGTAGAGCACGTATTGCAGAGGGTGAAAAGTGTTCTCCCTCAAGGGGAAAAGAGCAAGGAAAAACCAAGATCAAAGGTAGAAGACAAACCTAGTGAAGAGACTAAGGTAGTGAAACTAAAGACTCAGGCTAAGGTAGTGGAGTTTTTAGAGAATTACATGGAGAGTAATAACTACTACGTTTACAACCACCAGATTGTACACCTAACCCCGACGGGGTTGAAAAAGGTAGATAGGGACTATCTAGCTAGGGATGTTATTCGACACTACGAGTTGATATTCGATGGTAAGGACTACATTCCCACAGACAGGTTGTGTGGTCTTGCACTCTCGGGTGTTTCGTTGAAGACAATCTCTGCACATCGCAACTACCCTGTGTACTGTCCTCTTGCAACTGATAGTGTCTTGTGTCCCAAGGTGGAACCTACAAGGTTTACATCTAAGGTTGGTGATATACTCACTAGTGTGGAGAGTTACTTCTCAGTGCTAGGTGTAAGGTTCAAAGACGTTCACTCCATGGCTTCTACGCTAGCTGCATTGCTTACTCCTCTTGTCTATGTCCCTAACAACCCCATCTGGGTAATCACGTCATCAACCCCAGGTGTTGGAAAAACCCTGCTAGCGCAATCCGTTTTCGCTTTAGCGACTGGAGAGATAATTCCTGTCACTCCTTACCCTGATAGTGACTCTGAGGCTAGGAAGCAGATAACATCCGCACTACTATCTAACCGTCCTGCACTAATCTGGGATAATCTATCTAAACCACTAGGTGGACCATCGATTGACGCATTGGTGACTTCAAGGTTGTGGAGAGATAGAATCCTAGGGCGTTCTCAGATGGTAGAGTTGACAAAGTTTATCACTCTTGCATGCACAGGGAATAACGTATCACTCACTGCAGACACCTACCGTAGGGTTTACGTTACTCACCTTGAACCCGTCGGGGACAAACCTGAATCTAGACTCTTCACTAAAGACTTAGTGAACGAGTGTATCAACAAGCATAAGCAATTCGTCAAGGATGCAATGGGTTGGTTGGCGTTCTACGAAAAGCAAGGTTATGTTCCCCAGAGGGGGTTTGGATCGTTTGAACAGTGGAATGCAGTCGTAGGTGGATTCGTTGAATGGTTGTTAGGTGTACACCCCGCGGATACATCGGAGAGCATAGTGTCTGAAGACAAGGAGTTACTAGAAAGGTTCCTAGTGAATTTTCCCTATGGGGATTACACTAGTGTGGAGGATATACTGAAGGATTGCCAATCGACTATGTTTGGGAATGTGTCCAAGGAATTTGTATCCACAGTCAAAGAGATAACACCTAAACTACTAACTAAGGAACTGTCCCAGTGGTTGATGAGACATGAAGGTAGAGTGATCGCTGGTAAGGTTATCACTTCAGTGAAGCAGAAGGGAGTGAGGCTATATGCAGTCAAAGAGGTTAGATCAGTCTGAGGTTGTGAGGTATTGGGAATTACTCTGGGGTGAAAGGTACAAGTTGGGTCAACCCCTGCGGGGAAAACCCAAAGTGAAAGGTCCTGACGGGAATGTCTATAACCTATACATTGACACACAAACGTTCAACGATTCACTAAGTGTACTACACAATCACTACAAATCCAAGGCAATCAAGATGCTAAAGCGTTTGGTGTACAGAAACAAACTGAGAGGATACGATTGCGAAAGTGTGGCCTACGATCGTTTCCATTTTGCACTCTTGCGTTATCACCCATCGTTTTATCCCAAGAACCCTGAAGGTGGGTTCTATCCTTACATGCTAAATGCTAAGATGGTGTTCTACGACTGTAGGGACTACAAAAAGAGAAACGTATCTGACGCTACATTCCCACCTATAAACGATCTCCTAAAAGACTCTAGCCCAGACTTCGATTTCGACGAACCTTTCTCTGACTTTTGAATTCTCCCACGATAGGAATATCGAGTAATACTTGTCGTCAACAGGTAGTACAGTTTTCACCACGTCGCAAACCGCGTCGATTGAATTTACAGGGTCCATGAGGTTATGGGGTTGATGAACAGAGCATATAACTAAGACCTTTGGGTTGATTGTATCTAGACTCATGTTCTCAATGATCAAGTTATCCATCAATATCTCTCTCCATAGATCATCCGACTCCTTGGCTGCTTGAGTTTTGAAGACGCACTTAGACCTAAAGGACGTTCTCCACCTACGGTTTTTTGACACTCCAGCGATCAAAGGTAGCGTACACCGTCGCACTACCCTAACCAGTCCATGCTCAACTTCCCTTTCCAACACTCGATCGAGCAACGTTTCCCCGATTGGGGTTTGCCCCAGTGGAGCACGTTCCCCAGATACCTGGGTTTTGTCACCGCTTCCGTTTCCATTGGTCGAAAAGAATCTTTTCCAACGCTTTCCCATCCTTTACCCCCTATAAACCTTGTTGGTGGATTCAAGCATGCAATCTCTAAGCATTCAATGACCCTGGTATCTTCTGTGTGCTCGGGTTCTAGTGTAGGTTCCTCTTGTAGTTTATTCTCTTCTATCTTGGATTCTATCTCTCTTAGGAAGTCTTCTAGATTCTCCTTGGGAATGTAACCACCACCTGCAAACCTGTGACCACCTAACCTGCCTAGGCCGGTTAGGAATATAGGTTGTAGATTGCATGATGACGACCTGATACTTAGCCTATATACCCCACCATCGTCAAAGCACGCTATCCCTACAGTTTTCCTCTTGGCTTCTCTAGAAGCTAGATACGAGATATGACCCTGGAATTCTCTAGGGTAGATAGCTATAGACACTCTTTCACTCTCTAACACCCGTAGGGGTTGGGCACTACGTGATTGAATTTTTCTTTCCTCATTAGCCTTTTTGATGAGCCTTAGTGTTTCCGCGGAGGGATTGCGTAGGAATTCCCAAGCGTATTCAACCTTACCTATCCTAGCGCAAGAGTTGATCCTAGGTACTACGTGATAACGTATATAACTAGGTGAATGCAACCTTCCCCAAGGTGTATCGTCAGTCCAGTTATCCAGGAATGTAGTCGTAGTATCGTAGTCAACACTACAGTAATCCCCAAGCGTTCCAATCAATGCAAGGGGTGTTGTGTAGTGATTCCCAAAGAGATGTTGGACAATAAGACTGGTGCACGGGGTAATTTCGTGATCTATACAGTGAGGGTTTATGATGTTTGCCTTTCCCCTAGGTTTGTAGTCTTCAGATTGGTGGTGATCGATGATCAGAACGTTATAGTTGTCATACAACCCACTTGAATACTCAGGTGAACCGCGGTCTAATATAACATTCAGGGAATCTCTATCCAAATAGTCCTCACGCACCACAAACCCATCGCTACGGTTGAAAAGTCTTATGGAGTAAGGTTTTGAGTAGCGATCTAGATATAATGAGAGAATAGCTCCAGCAGTTAGTCCATCTGCATCGTAGTCTATAATGAGGTTTATCTTTGATGCTTGATCCACTATATTCCTAACAGTAAACCTGTCACAAAAAGACCAGTTGAAAGTCTTCCTCAAAGGAGATAAGATATGCGTAATGATTCCCCTGAGATTTTCCGGAAGTACGTTTTCGATGTGGTAGAGACTCTTCATTATTTCGCTATGAACCCCGATGAGGAAAACAAGCTTCGTGTAAAAGCTTGCGAGATACTTCTGAGATATTTACCCGATACTACCGCGTATCTAGACACCATTGACCGCCTGGAGCGTATCGAACAGGAGCTAGGAATTGAATCCGTCGGTCTTGAGGATGATGATGATGACAGTGAAGAGGATGAGGAAGCGGATGAATGAAAAGGGACATCCAGAAGAGATTAGAGCGTATCTCCAAGGTACTATCCTCACTCAAAAGCAAAAAGGTTCCACCTAATCCTGGAAGGTATTCTATCGCATGGTTACGCAGTGTAGCCCCGAGCTACTTCCAGTTGGAATCTCCTGAGTTTCACAATAAAATAGCAGATGCACTAAACGATCATGACAAGATAGTGATCACTGCACCTAGAGGATCAGCTAAAAGCACAGTGATTACTCTAGGTTATCCCCTCTACACGATTCTATATAACAAGCGCATCAAGTATATACTTATCGTTAGTGATACATTCTCACAAGCTAGCAAGTTACTATCATCAATTGCTCATGCACTAGATACCCTAGGTGTAAACCATCAAGCTAGTGCATCGCGGATTATCGTGGGTTCTACGCTTGTGGAAGCCTTGGGAACAGGTTGCAGAATCCGAGGGAGAAGATGGAGAGAATCTAGACCGGAATTGATCATCTTAGATGACCCTCAAGGTCACATGGACCTAATCTCCCCTTCGGTGAGAGAATCCCATTGGGACTGGTTTCTACGTGATCTAATCCCCGCGGGTTCACGCACATGTAAGTACATCGTAGTGGGTACAACGATCCATGAAGATAGCATAGTGCATAAACTTTCATCCCTCTGGCCTAGTCTGACATTTCCTGCCCTAACTCTCCCCGAGAGAATAGACTTGTGGCAACAGTGGTATAAACTTCCTCAAGGGGAACGTGATACCTTCTACACACAAAACAAGGATGAGATGGAAAAGGGTGTTACACTTCTGTGGAGGGAGCGTTGGAGCCTTGAATCCCTCATGGAGGCCTACTTTTCCCTAGGTGAAGACGTTTTCCGAAGCGAATACCTACAACAACCTGGTTTAGGTGCAGTGTACCCCCTATTTCTACCATTTATCGACGATGACGCTTTTGTGGATACTATCCCAAGTAACACCTACTGTAGTGTTATTGCAATTGACCCCGCATACTCAACCAAGCGGTCAGCGGACTGGTGCGCGGTGACGACTCTCTATGTCAGTTACGATGGTTCCACGATCTACGCCCATTGTGATTGCTCTAAGGGAGATTGGGTAAACTTCGCGGTTGAGAAGATACTATTGCATAGACCCCTCAAGGTTGTCGTGGAATCCAACGCAACGTTGGGGACTGCATTGCAGTTAGTGAGAGAAGGGTTTGAGGAATTGTACGACAGTGGACATTTTCCACAATTCCTTGCACACATGTGGACATCAGGACATAACAAGCACAACCGTATCGTTACGGGAATCATGGGGGTAATAAAGGGGAACAGACTAAGGATAACTAGATCGTCAACTGAGCTAGTGCAAGAGATAAAGTCTTACCCTAACACCAAGCATGACGATGCATTGGATTCACTATGTCTTGGGTTGTTGTACCTGTGATTCACCACTAGTAATCCAAGACATTTCACTAACCTTATAATTCGCTATTGAATTTCTTATCATCTCTTCTCTAGTCTCGTAACCTATCTTCTTGTATGTCCCAGCATGTCGAGATATAAATTTAGTGTTGCTACCTTCCCCAACTTCAACACCTTTGTGAAACTCTATCCTTTCAGCTCTAAATCTAACTAATGTAATAGGTGCATACACTATCTTTTCGTGACCATCATCAGTCATTCCCTCTATGTGTCTTGATAGTGACAAAAGTATCATCCTCTTGTAATCTAGCTGGAAGCATATATCTCTATTACCGGTAGCCTTGTTCCAATCCACTTTATCACAATTCCTATCCCTTAGATTATTTTCAAGTTCTTGTATCTTGGCATTGAGAGAGTCAGACCTTCTTGTAGTTTTATTTTTCAGGATAGCTTCTATGTCACTTTTGACCTCTCTGGCTACACTGTCGTGGTAATCCTTTATCAATCCCTTTATTTTACCCATATGGGCAAACTCTTTGTCTGGATCGTTACTTCCCTCAGTCATATGCATCTTGTGTGACATGGGGATTATGTAATATGCACCATCTTTGTTCATAGTTACAATGTTATCAATCCCTGGAAATTGCGGGTTATAGGCCATACCTGCACCATGTATATTCGCCCATGCTTCCTCATTGCCTCTACGTGCAATCTCGGCTGTACCATAAGAGAATATACATCTTAGCAGTATAGACTTAATGACCTGCCTCCTTTTCTCTGCTTCCGTTATTCCCATTATATCTTTGACTATCTCTTCTGCCTTTTTGTTGTCTTTGTCCTTATTCTCCTCCTCACCTAATGACCCGTGGATGTTGGGGCATTCCTTTATGACATCTTTTAGCAAATCTTGCAATTTACTATCAGGCGTATTGGGGTTTAGTATCGCCCCTAAATTACTAACAATTTTGGCATATGTCTTTTCGTTTACTGCGACAAAAGACTCAAACGCAACATTTGAGAGTGAATCGCTAACCCGCACATTCTGTAGGTACGGAATTCTACCCGCAAGGGTTTTTAGTGCTGAAGACCTTAGCATAACCTTTTGGTGTGCTTGTATCTGGTGATCAATAGAACCGAGCGTCATTGCTCCACCTAAAAATTCAGATATATCTTGGGGAACGATGTTCATCTCACTCATTGAAAACTTTACATCTTTCATGCTTTCTGGTAGTGCGATCCGTGTGCTCTCGCTTATTGACTTATCTAGACTATCAATGGCCGACTGTGCAATTATATCTAGAATGGGTGTAGCTGCACTCTTTTTCTTGTCTTTGCTGCTCTTTTGGGAACCTTGCTGTTCTTGACCTCCTTGTTGCTTTTGTTGGTCTTGTTGATCCTGTTGATCTTGTTGGCCCTTCTTAGATTTTTTATCTTTCTGCTGGACCTTTTTAGCCTGATATTCTCTCTCTTTGTTTTGATATTCCGGTTCGACTTTCTTGTAGTCTTTGTATTTCTCGACAACCTCTAAAACCTCTCCTCTCAATTTTTCTGCTGCATTTTTTATAAGCAAGTTTAGTTCAGCATCCGTCTTGCCTTTTAGGTGTTCTACTAGCTTTGCCTCAAATTGATCTCTCTTTACTCCAGATATATTGATCTCAAATAGCTTAGCTACCTTGTCGTCACCTCTAGTGGCCATAACAAGGTTTTTTATAACTGCCCTCTTTACATGGTCTGGATAAGACGATAGTTCCTTTAGATAGCCACAGGCTATTATAGATGACGAAAGTTCTGTTATTTTGCCCATCAATTCCTGCTTATCATTATGCGGTATATCATATCGGGCTACCAATTTATGTATATTCTCCATTGCAGACAATGCCTCTGTAGCGTGAGTATCAACAATTTCTCTAACTCCATCATCAGGTTCCAAGCCAGTGGATGGCCTTCTCCATTCCATATCACCGTGTTCACACCCTAAAACATACGGGCTTTTATCTCCAGGTTTCCAACCACTGCATCTTTGTACTGTTTCACATTCACCTGTAAGTTTTCTCATGACATCGAAGTTTTCCTTTTCGCACTCCTCCTCTCTCAAAATCCTGCTTCCAGGGGGATTGAGATAGTCCCTAAACTTCTTGGGTTTAGTCTTCTCCTTGTCTTCAAAAACACCTTGCTGCTCGCTACCTACACCATACTTGCTGAGCAATTCTCTCCACTTTTTCCTCTGAGCGAGTGTTTTCCGTGGATCACGACCACGCTTATGCAGATACTCTATCTCACTCAGTAACCCCGACTGCAATTCCTTTTGCAAAGTTTCCACTTGCTTTATCTCGTCAGCCATGATGACACTTGGAAGTCTCACTACAGGTTGCACCTTTTGGAGGGTTTTTCTCTCTAACCACCCCAATCTTTCAGCTAACCTTACAAACGTAGTGCAGAGTTGACCAAAGATAGCCGCGTAGTCCGCTTGCATCGATTCAATTCGCCTGACGAAAGGTGATCCACTAACTAACGCAGACGCGTATGCTTCAGGACCCTTCGTGATCCAATCCGGTAAACACCACTGAAGTGAAAGCAGATGGAGTATGCTTGCACATGCATCGATATACTTTTGGGGATCAGATGTAGGACCAGGTTCGTATTCCTTACCTTGATTCACGGAAAGTATAGTCCCTGGATCAATAGCTTTAGCGTTAGGATCAACCCCATAAAATGAGGGGGATAGATTAGGTGTTCCTGGTTTGAATGGTCCAAATGATGTAGTGCCTGTATCCTTAGTTGATATTGAGTGTGCTAGAATTTGCTCTAGCATTGCACCTGGATACTTTTCGATCCACGCAATGGACGCTTGAGCCTTGGACGTGATCGTTACACCCCGTAGGAGCTGCCATAGGTGCGCGAAGTCTAATTCAAGGTTCGCAATCTCGGGTAGTCCACGCTTCACATTCCTGTCTGCATTCCGCCTTCCATAGACCATGTACCTACGGTGTACGTAGTCCCATTCACCTTGATTGGGATAATACACCCAATAGCCCCTGATATTCTCGTTGTCGTCAATCTCAGTTACTATCCCCCAAGTGTGAGAGAATTTTTCATCACGGTCGATAGGTGGTGTACGTACCTGCTCAGGTTCTACAAAGCGTAGTACTAAAGGATAGCCTATATCCTTCACAAAAAACCTTATGAAAACTTCACCATCACGTAACCAACGTACACGAATTTCCTTTTCCCTATCTTGAGATAATTCACCTGTGGTGAGATAACCTGAATCCCCCAAGCAATTTACCCTAGAGAATTTTTCCCACAGCTTATTCACCTTGCGTGCAAGAGACTTGTCTCCAACCCATTCTACATGTGGTTTACCTATGTGGTCTATAAGTATGTTGATGATACCCTTCACGACGGGGTTTCTCTCATACGCAAAGCGTGACCATGCAATCGTTTGCCAGAGTTGAGAGTCTGACCAATAACCTATTTGTGTTTGACCTGGACCTGTTACACGGTCAACAGGAATGGATGACGAGAAGCGTTGATTGTAAATATCCCATTGGTATGAACCAAAGAATATCTGGTTGATTAGGTTATTCACAGGGAGCATACTATGCCACCTTTGCAAGGGAAAACTAAGACTTACTCTAACCTAGTTTTAGTGGGCCCAAAGTCTATCAACAACAGGATTTATGCCCCAGATGTTTTACGCAAAGCAGTTGAAGACGGTTTATACGATGGTGTACCTATTTTCCTGGACCATGAAGAGAAAATACAAACCTTAGTGGGTAGAGTAACCAAGGCCTATTGGGATGAAGATAAAAACTGCATCCGCGGGGATATTGAGATATACGATTCACCATATTCTAGTCTTATTGACATCATTATCAATGTGTTTGGTAGTGAATTTGGGTTCTCCCATGTAGTTGAAGCGGAAGTTGATGAAGATAAGGAATCGGGAAAGGAATACGTAAAGCACATCAGTAAAGTGAAGTCTGTCGATCTTGTAACTGATCCGGCTACCACTAGGGGTATAAACGAAGTGCAGGAGCGAGTGATGAACGCAATAAGGAATGTCATCAAGGAATCTAGGACTAGGGAGATAAAGGAATGTGGTGAGAACACGATGCAAAAACCCGCGGTCAATATGCAATCCCTAGGTGTTGTTGATAATCTGATCCAAGCCTACTATAATGGTGAGATTAGTCTCCCTGCACTAGTGAAACTTTTAGAGATACTTTCTCAAGGTGAATTGAGGGAAAGCGTAGAGAGAAAAGAGTGTTGTCAGGAGAGTGAGGGTAAAACTATGCCTAAGAGAAAACTAAAGGAACAGGAATCCGACTTCATGAAGGATGAAGTGCTAGACAACAAAGACAAAAAGGTTGTCGATGGTGAGGATACTAAGGAACAGGAGGAAGACAAGGAAAAAGAAGATGAAACCCTGGAAGAGGATTCCCATCTAGATGGTGAAGGTGAAGACAAGGAAGTTGGGGAAGGGGATATGGAAGATGAAAACTACGAAGATGAGGAATCTAGTGACGAGGAATTAGAGGAACAAGATGAAGATGGTATGGAAGGTAAAGGTGATGAAAATTTAGAAGAGGATATGAACGAAGAGGTTGAGAAAGACCATGAAGATGATGAAGATGTTCACGGTGAAAAGGAGCTAAAGGAAAGTAGCAAAAACAAGGTAAAGCAAGTAAAGGAAAGTGTATTGTCACTCAAGCGTGAGTTGAACCTTGTACGTAGAAAACTAAGAGATAGCCAGAAGCTACTAGAGGAGATCGTAAAGAGCCGGTATGTACCTTCGTTGAAAGAGTATAAGATCATTTCTGAATCTAAGGACCCTGTAGGTCTAATCAAAATCCTTAGTGAAAAGCGTGTGGTTGTAACTAAGGGTAAACCAAAGACAATTTCCGAATCCCGCAATAACACTCAGCAACCTGACGAATGGGACCAGATGATTGAGGAAGTCCGCAGACGTAAGGGCCTAATTCGATGAGCGATGGTACCTGCGTGTATGGTCTTGCGTTAGATAACTTTACCAGTATATGTAAGTCTATCGCAAGTACAATTGATATGCTCAGACCTAGGGAATACGTAGAGCTAGAACCTGGTCCTTTATCACCTATAGACTACCTAAAAAGTGCGTCAAGGGTTCTCTGTAGTCCCACTGAGAATTATTCGGAGTATCTCAGGGGGATACGTGATACTAAGAGTGAATGGAGTGACGATGTACGTATCTTCACTGCACATCCAGTTGATGCGGTTAGGTTTTTCAATAGTCCAGGTACACTGTTCTACTTCTCTAGGTTTGTAGGTTGTCAAAGCAAGGAATGCCCATTTTGCATGAGTTATAACGATGAAGGTTTTGAATTAGCGTATATAAACTTCATGAATCTCATGAAACTTTATGGTAGTAAATCTCAGCTAGTGTTTCCATTCTGCTCTAAATTCCTACTAAATAGTGAAAACATACCACCTGATCTACAAATACTTTGGAGTGTGAAGGTTACAGATAAAGTCTTTCTCTCACTTATGAGGAAACTACCTGAAGATAGGGGGAATAAAGCATGTCCATCCAACCTGTAGTCGGTTTACCTGGGGTCACTGCACCTAAACTGTCTGTCCGTCGGGAAATCTTCCTTCATCCCGATAGGGTGTCCTATCGCTACTCGGGTCGGTTCTTGCATAAGTATGCTAGGGATTGGGAAAATCCTTTATCACCTAACACACTAAAAGCAGGAACGCTTCTCGCCTTGAGAAGGTTACGTTTTCCAGGTGATTCGGTAACTAGGCTTTATTGGTTCCCTGCTGTTTTGACAAACAACCACACATCTGATACAAACAAAATAATACTTCCCGCTGCATTCAGAAATTACTCCTACATGTTTGGTGTAGGCTGTAGATTTACAAGAGTAAGGATAGATGGAAACTTTGTACTTCAATTTCAAAGTGTTGCAGCTACAGGAGTGAATGTTACCGATTCTGGTGTAGATATTACTGTTGATCCAGCTAATGGTGTAAACAATACCTGGGCAAACCAATCAATCTTGTTATACTCTGGTTTTGAAGGTCCTACTGCTGGTAATAGCCCACTAGATCATTACGTAGCCTTTTCCGTTCTCCCCAGTGATACTCTCTTAGGTGATGATGACATACAGTTACATCATTACCCATGGAGTGGTATCGTAAGGGGTGATATGCTATATCCAAGACGACCCTCTGGGCATGATGCAACGAGGAACGTTGTACTAAGGAGATTTTTGAAAGCTGCTACTGCTAACGGTCTCTCTAGTCTCCTTGTTGACGAAGCTCTTGTTGAAGAATAACTAAGGTCCAGCTAGATAGGAGTGATAAACCATGGCTTACAGTGTAAGGGACATTCTCTCGTGGGTTCCCTTGACGAAAACTGTGCAAGTCGTCAAAGAGGGGCTACCCAAGGTTTTACCCAAGGAATTCTTCTCTATTGAGGAAAAGGTTAGTGGGCATGTTGCGCGGGTAATCGAATATCGTGGAACCCGTCAAACTGCAAGGGTTGTACCTTATGGTGCACCTGCTCCTCTTGGTAGAAAGTTAGAGCTAAGTTCTCGGGATATTGTGTTGCTCTCTGCACGTGAACAGATTCCCTTCCGTGAGGAATTGGTCTTCATCTTGCGGAATTGGGAAAAGTATCAACCACAGCAAAAGTGGGCTATGCAGGAGATTATCTATCAGGGTGAGCAGATGCGCACAAGGTTTGATAACCTTGAAGTCGCAGCTTTGCTGATGTCGTTAGCTAGAGGTGAAATCTACCTTGATAACGAAGGGAATCTTATACCAACCGCTGCAGGAGCTGAGGTTATAATCTCCCAAGGGATACCTGATAGTAATATCACTGGGCGTCCAGGGAATCAAGTGGATGGAATTATCAATGGCTGGAACAACACAAGCACAAACATCCCTCAACAGATTGTTGACATCCGCAAGCATGCTGTGCAAAGAACAGGGTATCCACTGAAGTATGCAATCTATGGTCGTAATGTCCTAGGACACATGGCTCGCAACGAGGCTCTGAGATACTTCTGGGCAAGAGCTATCGATTACAACCAGGAATTCCTTGAAACTTCCTACATCCCTAAGGAGTTTCTAGGACTAACCTGGATTCCCGCGGCTGAGGCGTTCTTTGAAGATCATAATGGTACAGTGCGTGAAATCTTTGGACCCAACAACATCGTGTTCACCCCTGAGATTACAGAAGAGACTTACACGATGTACCGCGGGAGTGAGTTAGTACCTACCATGTTGAGTGCAACCTATAAGGACGGTCAGGATGCGTTGGGAAGCCTTGCGGAAGTGTTTGGTCGCGGTCGCTACGCTAAAGTTTTAGACAATCCCGTGCAGATTATTGATGTTGGGTTCTCTGTCTTCTTACCAAGACTCAAGGTTCCCAATGCGTACTATATCTGCAATGTAGCCTAGTTATAGGGAGTAAAAACATGGAATGGGTTGCTAATCTCCTAAAGGTTCGTGGTAAAGAGATTCCAGACTATAGAGTTGACACTATCTCAGAATGGGTATCTGAATTCAAAACCAAGGAAGGTAGGCTTCCTAGTAAGGAGGAGGTACTAGATCAAGTGGCCTACTTGTGCAGAGTGAACCTATGGAATCTAAGCACAATCGAAAGAGTAAAGGAATTCGTATTCGGTGAGAAGGTAGAGAAACCACCACAAAATCCCACTGAAGCGCTAGCCAAGGAGTTAGGGATTGGTGTTGAAACAAATGAAACAAAAGAGTCAAAAGCTGAAGGAGACAAGGTGGAAGGTGGTTTGACTAATGTTGTGGAGTAAAGTAGATCACAACCATACCGGTGGGTTATTGGGATGCTCCATGACTACGTAGTAGCGCGCCAGGTCGAACTCCTTCCACCTTTCGCGTACATGGTAGCCTCCTTATGCCTCTAGGTAAATGTCGTTCTGCAACCTATAGGCAAGCAACCTATCACCTTCCTTTAGACACATCCTGTCGGTTATGAGTATAAAAGGCTTGGTCCCACTATATGGGTTACCATCGACAGGGGGATATACCTTGTACACCCTATACCCACCTAGGAGTATAAAGGGGTTGGCCTTTAGCATTAGCACTAGTGGACTAGTTGTAGTGAATTCACCCACAACCAGATCGCGCATGTCGTTCCGGTTTACTGCGACTAGGTATCGAATGTGCAGCAGGGCAAGAGCAACAAAAAGCGTTAC